TGGGGATTACTGCACGATATTAAGATGGATATATTAAATCAACTTGATTTACAGCATCCTGGGCAAGAAGGCTGGGTTATGGCCACAAATGCCGGTATGGCCAAGGCTGTTAACCGACTAGCCGGCGGATTTACCTCAGCAAATCGCCAATTAAATAACCCAGAAACAGTGGCCTAACTCCAGGTTTTTGTCAAAAGACATAAATAAAAGTAGGCCCATTGAGGCCACTTATTAAGGAGATTTAAAATGGCATATATTACCCCAGTATCAGGTGGATCACAACCAGTATTCAACCTCGACGTATTGAATGGCCCAGTAGCACAAGGTGCAAACATTTCTGCACAAGGTCCAGTTCAACCAGCAGGTCCTAAGTTAGACTTTTTCTCAGTTGTGGCTAATGCTGCATTGACAACAACAGTTGGTGGTGTTAACCAGTATGTTGCAAACGTATTGCAAGCTGTTCAACAGACTGCTACAGTTGCTATCTACCAAGTTGGCCCAACAACAGGTCAAATCAACTTTGCAATTTATCCAACTGGCGCATTTGCTAACACTTCTGTATTCGTTACTGCTGTTCAAACAGCTAACGGTGCAATTGGTGTTGACACAGCAAACGTATCTAACGTTGCAACATTCACAAGTTTAGTTTCTTAATAGATTCTTAATTTGTAACACACTAAACCTGCTCCGGCAGGTTTTTTGTTGACTTTTTTAAATGACTTAAATACTTGCATGATGGTCAGCAAAATAACAGAATTAACCATATTTGAAAGCCCAGACGGTGGACGCACAGTGTATGCCCGTTCACCAGGTAGTACTAACCGTGAATTACATAGCCAAGATCCTAAACTACAACAAGAACTCCAAGACTTAGAAAGTTCAAAACGCTGGGTAGAAATTTTTCAAGCTCGACGTGACAATACTGAACTTGATCATTTGTGCGAACAAGTAGAAATCTTGTGGGAATTAAGCCGGGTGTCTAAATGAAGTTTGCCTGCCAAACCTTATTTGATATTACCGCCACGGGAGTAACCGGGCATTGTAAAGTTACCCGTATGCCGTTCCGAGACTCGGCCGGGCAAGTAATTAGAGACATTGAATCCTGGAATCGTAGTCGTAATCAACAACGCAACTGGGAAACACTTACACAGATTTTAAGTTTACGCACACAATTATTTGCTCTTACAAGCCCTATCCAAGACCAAACCGGCACCCGTTGGATGTTTGAATTTGAAACGGAAACCGATGGCATATATGGCCCTGAATCAGACCCGGTGTCGGTATTGAGATCCGACGCGGTCGGCGTACCCATGATACGAGAACTTAATAACGATCCGGATATTGACACAATATTGGTTACCGAAGGTCCTAGACAGAATATTTGGTTTGCACCTATTTCCATAAATAGTTGACTGGAGAAAATAAAATGGTCGAAGCCACAGAAATTGAAAAGCATAGCTTAGAAGCTCACGTTGAATTATGCGCCGAGCGTTATAATGCATTAGAAATGAGACTTGATACTCTTGATGATAAAATTGGACTTGTCGCTGCAATGGTTAAAGAGGTCAAAGATGCTGTGAGTAAAATGGCTGAAAAAAACAATGATCGCTTAATTGCCTGGGGCGTTGGTATTATAGGTACACTAGTTGCCACCACAGTATATCTGTTTACACACTACATTATTAAATGAAAACAGATCAAGAACTTGACCGCCTATTTAAACAAGAATATCGGGACGTTCTTTCCAATACAATCTGGAAAAACGACAATGGAGTATATGAAGTATTTGGGCATTATCGTATAGAGCCTGTGCGACCCGGATATCGAGTAACATGTGCGGCCACAGAAGTGGGCGTATTTGCCAGTACTAAAACCGCACTTAGCTGGTGTATAGCCGATAAAAACCGTGCTTACAATACAGCCCGAGAATTACTAACCCTAGACAACAAAGTAGCCAGTATTACGCATGATATTGCTACTAGAGCCGCAGTCGGCGATCGTAGTCAAAATCCTGGGTTACGTGAAATTATTTTAACTAAGTTAGAAAGCAAGATTATACAGAAAAAAATGTTAGAAAATCAACTAACCAAATGTGTAAACTGGGCTAAACAAACCCAATCTCGTGAATTCGTAACAAAAAAAAATAATAAAAAATGAATACTTATACTTTATATGTTAAAACTCATAGAAAAACAGGACTAAAATATTTACTGTAATAAAGAAGGCAAAGGCTTAAGTAATTTTAGTATGCATACTAAAAAATGTATTACTAAACCTATGTCATTTAGCTAAATAATTAAAGAAACTCATAAAAGGATTTAAACATGAAACTGCAAGAACTAGCTGTAATTAGCCCAACAAAACAGGCTGCTGCGGTATTTGAAAGTTATTTCGGAACTAGTATCAAATTTGATACTATTTCTCAACGCCAAGCGCAAAGTCTATTAAATCGTGTGCGCTCATTAATCAGCGAGCACCGTCGCACTCCAGCGTTTCATAAGAGTGAGCAAGACCCTGCATATCTTAAATTGGTAATGTTAGAGCAAGCACTGGCTACCCAGGCAGTTACGGGACAACCTGCAGCTAATCCTCAGCAACAGGCTGCATTGCAGACTGCACAGATGGCACAGAACAAACGTGCAATTCAAGACCAAATTAAACAAAAGCAACAAGAAATTCGACAACTTCAACAGCAGATGAATAATCCTGTAATGGCCGCAGAAAGTCGCGCAAGTTTACGTAAGCGTTTACAAGAATCCGAAGTTCAACAGGCTCAAGTTGTCTTGGCCAGTCAAGACATGGTTGACCAAGTACAAAAGATGTTAGAACAAGTTAGTGCCATGCAGTTTAAAGATTTGCCAGCCCTGGTTGATCAAGTTAAGAATCAAGTTGGTGTAGACCAAGCTATGCAATTTAATACAGACGCAAGTGCTGCATTGACAGGCATGATTCAAAATCTTCAAGCAAGTAAACAACAACTAGAAGGTGCACTTGGTGTAGTTACTGGCCAAGCTCCTGTTGTTCCTGGTGAAGAGATGGGCGTAGAAATGCCAGACACCGGCGAAGAAGTTCCAGCAGAATTGCCAGCACCAGACGGTGAAGAAGATCTCGACGCCGAAATGGATGCTAATTTAGGTGTGCCAGCTGCATCATTGGGCCGTGGCCGCAGATAATGCTAATTTTTGAAGTAGAGGATCCAAATGGACAAAAACTCATGGCACTTAGCCAGTTTTTGTCGGGTCGTAGTGAGGATGAATCTGCAGAAAAACAAATTAGCCAACAAGCATTTATTGATTTGGCTAAAAGTCTAGGTGTTAATGTCACGCAAGAAAACCTAGGCGACATGATTGCAAAACCACCACTTAGTAATATTTTAGAACCACTAGAACCAAACTCTAGTGTAGTTCGTTTCAAAGGCGACACCGAAGCTGCTACAGGTATGAGTGTTGACCAAGCTCGTGCGGTAGTAGATTCAAATGCCAAATCGGCAATGAAGCACCGACAATAACCAAAACAGTTGTAAATAATCTAGTAACATGTTATAATATACAAAGGAGTATACGATGGCCTATTCAGAAGCGGTACTTGATCATTATAATAATCCACGCAATGTTGGTAAGATGGATCCTGCTGATGTAGCAGTGGGCACAGGACTTACCGGGGCCCCAGCGTGTGGGGATGTTCTTAGATTGCAAATTAAAGTAGATCCAACAACAGATACTATTATAGACGCCAAGTTCAAGTCGTATGGGTGCGGCTCAGCCATTGCATCGTCGAGCCTGGTGTCAGAAATGATTAAAGGACTAACATTGGAGGAGGCCGGGCAAATTAAGAATTCGCAGATATCAAGCGAACTTTCTTTGCCCCCTTGAACTTGTAAAAATTCATTGTTCGATCCTTGCAGAAGATTGTCTGAAAGCAGCAATCGCAGACTACCGAAGTAAACAAAATAAAAATATTCCATTGTAAGTATTTTGATAAATATTTATAGGAGGTAATGTCTATGCATTATTGTGAAATTTGTAAGAAAGAATTTGTGCCTAATGACCTAAAACGCCCGTCACGCACCTGCTCAAAAGAATGCAAAAACAAGTTAGCAAGCGCAATTACGATAATACAATTCAGTGACCCTGCTGCACGAGGAGTCCAACGACAAAAAAGTTTTGCCAAAAAGAATGATCCGACCTACCAAGAAAATTATAAAAATGGTATTAACAAACGACAAGCAAGATGGGAAGAACAAGGGTATCCGAGAACAGGAATGACTCAATCAGACTCTGCTAAACAAGCAATCGGTGATGCAAATAGAGGAAGATTTAAAGGAAAGTCGTGGGATGAAATTTACGGTAAAGAAGTTGCAGATCGCCGCCGCATTGAAAACTCGGTCTCAATGGCTACAAAAAATGAAATATTATTAAAAGAAAAACGCAGTAGTCTAGAGGAAAAATTATTACCATATCTTCCTGGTTACAAAAATAATATTCGCGTAGGTCGGTATAATGTAGATTTTATTAATAAAGAAACTAAACATATTATAGAAGTATATGGAGATTATTGGCATTGCAATCCTGCGATGTATTCTCCGGATTTTATACAACACCATTTAAACAAATCGGCTGAAGACGTAAGGCTTAAAGATCTGTCAAGACAACAGGTCCTTGAAGCCGCAGGATATTCTGTTACAGTGGTTTGGGAAAGCGATTTAACAGAGTTTATAAAAACATTATGATTAAATCAACCCCGTGGCAACATATTAATACGTTTGATGAAAAGATCAAATGGTTTAAATTAAACCAACATATATGTGTTAAACCATTTCAAACGTTGCAGATAGAAGCATCTGCCGACAATAAACTTATAACCAGACCTTGCTGTAATTATAAAGTTCCCGAAGAATTTAAATTACCGGTCGCTGAACAATTTGCCGAAGTTAAAAATGATATCCGTACTGGTAAGAAAAATTCTTTGTGTGGTACTTGTTGGACAATCGAACAAACTAATGACTACTCAGAACGAATTA